GCTAGATTTGGAGAAGCAAGTGAAGTTTGAATTTAACTTTCTCAGAAAAGAAATGATAAATGAGAATGATAACAAGGGTACAACTTATGGTTCAAGAATTGCTGCCAATAATACTAAACAGCGTTTAAGACGGATTGCGTGCCGAACAGCTCATGAATGGCTAGACCAGTCAGATGAAGTATTTGAGCAATTCCATGAGAAGCACCGTTGCGATGTGTTCGTAGTAATTTATCCACCTAAACGCTTTAAATATGATCCACCAAATTATGAACCAACTTCTAAGGCATTAATTGATGGACTGACAGATGCTGGAATTTGGAATGACGATAATTACAACGTTATTCGCAGAACAAGTTTTGAGCATGGCGGACTTTCTGGAGATACAAAGATGTGGAAAATCGAGTTAGTAGTGAAAGAACTGACAGAATAGCTTTAATTCATGAAAATTACGGTTACATTGAGCGCTTAAACCATTTCATGGATAATTTATCACGAACAATCTAAAAGCGCTTAAAAACTAAAATATGAGGTGTTATTATGACAACGCAAAAAGAAAAGAATGTTTTGGAATTTAAAGACAAGGATATTTTGAAGAACCATAAAGTCGCTGACAAAGACGACGAATGGTTTCATGAACAATGGAAAAATAAACTAAGTGGATTGAAAGAGGTAGGAGATGGCAAGGTTAGAAAAAATTTATGATGTATATTTCAATGGGATAAAAATGGGAACTGGTACAAAAAAAGAGCTTTCAAAAATGCTTCTTGTTTCACCTCATTCAGTCGCTGGTTGGGTTAAAAATGGTATGGCTAATTCTCCGAAAAAGAATGCAGTCAAAATCGCCATTGTAAATGAAAAAGCGATGATGAAAAAATATCCAGGTTGGAAGCCTTATGGTGCTTCAAAATCTAAGACTTCTGATGAAATAACTGATCGTGACCGAAGAAAGCACGAAACAAAAGAAGAACGTAGATTGCGAAGAAATATTCGAGCCCAAATGGCAATCGAAAACTCAAGAAAAGACGACAGCGTCTTTAAATAAAGGAAAACAAACAAACAATGAATAAAAAATTAATCACAACAGCAGTAGTCGCAGCAGGAATCTTTGGTTCAGGAACTTTCGGAGCTTATGCAGCTAATGCATGGTCAGGACATCAAAATATGGTCGCTGTGCAACAGAATATCTCTATCTTGAAACAACGCTTGCTAGACCGAAATGAACAGCTTAAACAGGCTAATAATAGCTCACAGCAATATTCAGACCAGCTGAATCAATTGAACAACCAAATTAACCAGTTGAAAGACCAAATTAATCAAGATAATTCAAATTTGCAAAATCAAGCTGCTAGCTATCAAAATCAACTGAACGCACTCAATCAGCAAAAAGAAGAAGTCGCTAGACAGTTGAATCAAGCAAACCAAGATAAGGCGAGCATGGCGCAACAGATTAGTGATTTGAACTCAAAGCTATCTGCCGCTCAACAAAAGACTGACGAGTTATCACAAGCTGTGACCGATGCACAACAGACGAAAGATTTATCAGACGATGCTGTTAACGCTACGAAGTGAGGGATGAGATGATACCAAAATTAAGAGCTTGGAAAAAGTATGATTCTCCAGAGATGTTTAAAGATATTGCTTTTATTGATTTTAATAAAAAATTATTAGGAGTTAATTACAAGGTTAGTAAATTAACAACAAGATTAGATATCGAAACATTAGACAAATTTATACTCATGCAGTCAACAGGATTAAAAGATAAAAACGGCATTGAAATTTATGAGGGTGACGTTGTTAAAGATAATTTAAGCGAAAAATATATCGTCAAATATAACAGAGGATTTTGTGCTTATTTTATTTATAGCTTTGATAATCAAGAAGAATTTATGGCTATCTATCCAAATATAATTCTTGAAGTCATCGGAAATATCTATGAGAACCCTGAATTATTGGAGGACACGAAAAATGACTAAGACGTTCGAAGAAGAATTATTTAATAAAGTTCCATGCAAATTTGAACTAACTACAGAAGCAGAATATAAAAAATCTACACTTATAAATCACTTCAAAAACTGGCACTCAGACGAAGAGTTTTATGATGAAACTAATAAGTTAACAAATCAGCTTATAACTAGAAATGATGAATTGATTTCAAGTAATTATGAAATTGAATCACTTAAATCTCAACTTGTCTCAAGAGAAAAGCAGGTAATGGAGTTGAAAGAATCGGATAAAGCACAGGTAAAAGAAATAGTTCAGCTCAAATCCCAACTCCAACAGCAAGCCCTGCCAGTCGTGCCTGAGTGTGTGTATAGGGCAATAAAACAATTTAAGAATGACCAACTTTCGCTGTATGGTTCGTTAAATGCAATTTTATCAGATAGGACTACAGAAATATATGCTTGGATATCAAGAGGAAATCAAAATGCTTTCGCTCTAGCTTTTATTACTGGCAAATATGAAGTCGAAAAACCGCAGCTGTTCTATATAGAACTACCAAACGTTTATGGATTAAGCGATTCAGTATTCGTTTCAAAAGTCGAAAACGGAACAATATTAGAATTTACAAAAGGAAAAGATTACGCTTTAGCAATGACCGAACAAGAGATTAAGTCAATTGACAAGCGTTACTGGCAGTTTGCTGTGCCTGTGGAGGACGGAGAATGAAAAGACAATTTGTAAAACTAAATAAAAATGCGACTATTCCAGAAAGAGCGACAGAACACAGCGCAGGTTATGATATTTCAGCAAGCGAAACAGTTACGATTCAACCTGATGAAATTAAATTGGTAAGCACTGGGGAGGTATGAAAAAATGATGAAGCAAACAAGATGTTATGGCTGTGATAAACCAATCGAACCCGAATGGCTTCCAGTAGGAGAATTTATTGTATGTGATGAATGCTCTTCAGACACTGACGAACTTTCGGTTGAAAAACTCCAAGAACAGCTTAACACTGCGAAAAAGGCACTTACAGAAATTTCTAAAACGAAAGATTTTTATAGAAGTGGATGTGATCATTGGGAAGAATTTTCACAAGATGCTTTGAAAGCACAAAAAGCACTAGCAGAGATTGGAGGGGATGATGAGTAAAAACAAATATTTTGTTGATGAGTATGATGACGGAGAATTGCTAAGTACTACTGATTTCGATGATTTCAACAATGCTTTGAAGTTTTATGCAATGAAGTGGAAGTGGGGATATTCCGCTAGACTTTTCCGAAACGTCTTAGATTTGGACGGAAATACCATCAAAACTGAACGATTTGAATACACTTGGAAATGAAGGGAGCGGCGATGAGTGAATTAGATGAATTTAAAAAAGTCGTAAGTCCTATTGCATACGGATTAGCGTATAAATCGGAGCTTGGAACTACAGAGTATCAACAACTTTATGCTGAGGATGATGTTATTAAATATTTTAATAATAAACCATCGCTCACGATTCCTAAAAGCATTGTAGAACAAGCGGATAAGACAGATTTAGATACATTATTTGAGTGGGGGAAACAAGAATTTTATCAATGGTTCAATCATGAACAGGATGAATTTATGCCTGTCATTTATGCCTACCTCGCAGGCAAAGCCCTCGGAGTTGATTTAGTGAAAGTGGTGGCTGATGAATAAAAATAACCTTAATAAAATCAATGATATCAGTTCAGAGATAGCAAAAATTGACCGATTTATTGAAAGTTACTGTCGTGCACCAAGAACGATTGGCTTAAACATTTACAAACAAGATAAGTTTTTGGGTATGGAACTAAAACCTTATGGCTTTTTAGAAAATATAGAGTTTGCTATACCAAGTGAACTTAACCGTAAGTTGATTGATTTGATAGTAGAATATCGAGAAAGTTTAGTTGCTGAACAAGAAAAATTGTGGGGGCAAGAATGACCGACAAACTAATATCGCTGGTCAATGACTGGTGGGGAGGGATTGAATGATTAATATAATTTTATGGGTATTCCTGATAGGTGATGTTATAGGCGCAGGGATGGTAATTTATAACATTGGCAAACCAAGAATAATAAAGCCAATAGATGCGAGCGTTTATATTGTAGTTGAATTAATAGTATGGATTGCTCTAATTTTGAAATTGATAGGGGTTGGATAATGAAACTTTTGTGTAAGCTGTTCGGGCATGATTATGACCCACCAGCACTTATTGGAGATGAAGCACCAACATATTGCAGTCGTTGCGGTGAATTATATGTGGACCAGTCATATTTCAACCGCTCAGACCTTGACGAGTCAGAGAACGTGTTCCCTGAAAAATGGCTTGATAAACATATGGATTGAGGTGGAGAATGGAATTAAACGATATTGATTATATGAATTCAAAAATCGGAAGAGCTGAATTATCAGCACAATTTAAGCTTAAACAAATACATGATATTACAAATAGTCTTTTGAATAATAAAGATAGCAATAATAAGCCAATGGAATCTAATTTTACTATTGGTTATATGGTGGCCATAATTAATGTTATTGATTATTTGTCAAATAACGAAGAAAAACACATGGATTGAACGCAAAAAAAGCCCAAGCTGACCTAGCTTGAGCGAGTGTGAAAAGCACTTATAAATCATCAACCGAGAGATTTATAGGCCTTTAACATTATAGCACACAGAACAATAATTCATACCAAAATAAAAATGCCCGAACTGACCAGGTTCAAGCATGAGAATTTACAACTTATTATAATATTTTTAAATATTTTTGGTCAGTTATATTATATCACATACTGAGCTAGGAACTCGCTAAACTCAACTGAAAGGAAAATAAAATGGATAAAGATTTCTATAAATTAGTAACTCAAAAATTAGCTGAAAAACTAGGATGTGAAACACAAGATATTTATGTTGTATGGCAATGCAAAACCCTACAAAATATAAAAGGATTATTTTCTAGTGATGTTGAAGCTGCAAATGGCATGTATTATGAAGCAACATACAACTGGAATAAAGGTGAGTTATATTTAGATAGCTATAAAAAACTAGAAAATGAAGTGATTAAAGTTAAGTTTTAAAACAAAAAAGCCCAGGGCAATGGGCTTCGGCATGATTGTATCTAATACTATTATACCACAGACGGAGGAATCTTTTAAATGGCGGATAGATTAGATTTGTTATTAAGTGACTACATGACTGGAATGCTTCAAGTTAAAATTAATTCAAGAGAACGCTGGATCACTCGTGAGAAACATGAGGAAAGAATCGGAAGTGGTGGGAGTAGCTCAAACACTGCACCACAAGAGCGCAACTATTTGATTAAAGAAGCTGACAAAGAACTTGGAAGACTTAATGACCAGAAACAAACGCTTGATGAATTAATGGAAGTTATTCACGGAACAATTGCAAAAGATATTATTATTGCTAGATTTAAGCACAGAATGTCTTGGCATAACGTGGCTATCAGAGTTTGCTTAGAAGAGAGTACAGCTAGAAAGCAGTATGATTCATTTAAAAAAACTTTGAGAGATGGATTATGGAGAGAAACTTTAGACTAATTTCACTTTCCTTTTTATTCACGTTTTATTCACGTTTATATCCTAATTTAAGTGCGATAATGGTAGCATGAAGTTATCAGCGAAAGCAAACAAAATGTAATTCGTTCGGTTGGATATACTTCTATTGTTAGTGGCTACTTTACGTAGCGAGGCGTTGCTGGACGAGAATAACCAGCGTAGCAAGAGAGAACACTGAAAAGTGTGGCTGAGGGGCTAGGTTCGAATCCTAGACTTGCTATTGCCATTTGATGGCGCAAATGAATTAGGCGTGTGGCTATACATTCCCTAATTCAACCCTGTGCAGGGTGCAAGCACAAAAAGAAATAATAGTCATTTGTACTCAGCTTTTGCAAGAGCTAGTACATTAAACAGGATGGGTGGCAAGGCGTCACGCTAGTTTCATAAGCTAGAATAGAACGGTTCAATTCCGTTATCCTGAATTATATTTTATTACAGGTTGTCCATTGGGCAGCCTTTTATTGTTGATGAGAGGAGATGCTATCTTGCCAATGACTGGACGCTGTCGTGAGCCTAACTGCCACGCTGTAGTTATTAGACCACTACACTATTGTACTAAGCACGCTGATAAAGAAGCAGCATATCAAGCAAGCAGAGAGCAATGGGCTAATCGTACTGATGATACTAAACGATACAAAGACTATAACAAACGTAAGCGTGAATATAGCGACGTTAAAGTAGAGCAGAATAAGTTCTATCAAAGCAAACAATGGAAGTCTATACGTGATGTAGTAAGACGCAGAGACAACTTCCTTTGTCAGTACTGCAAAGCACATAACAGAGTAAGAACTGGTAAGATAGTTGACCACATCGTGCCAGTTGAGTTTGACTTGAATGGTAAGACCATCATGGATAACTTGGCTTTCTGTTGTAGCAAATGCCACACAAGGAAAACTAAGTGGGAACAAATTTATTATGGAACTGGTTACGGAAATAAAATTAAAAATGTAATCCCCATAAAAAATGTAAAAGATGTTCCTGACTTTCAAAAAAACGAACGATAATTTTTAACAACCCTCCCCCGTATATTTTTACAGGGAAAGCACACACATAGGTCTCATCTTATATCAAAACCCAATTTTGAAAATTTTTATATAGGGGGGGTCAAAACACTAAAAGAAAGGAGAAAAAATGACAGCTAAGAAGTTCAAAGACAGTAATGACGGGAAGTTGTCCTATCGTGCACCTAAGCACCTTTCTCCTCTCGCAAGTGCTTGTTGGCGCAAAACTGTTCCCTTTCTTGAGGAACAAAAGCCAGTTGATAAGATTGATTCGTTTTTAGTTGAAATGTATTGTACTCAGTATGAAATTTATAGAAATTCATATGAACATCTAAAGAAACATGGTGAGGTTCAAGAAATTTATAAACCAGTTCAAGATATGACTGGTGAAATTATTGATAGACAGTTTCAAGGTTTCAAACGTAATCCAATGACTCAAATTTACTCAGATGCAATAAAAAATCTTACAAAGATTGGTTCTGAGTTAGGTTTATCTCCAAAATCACGTTCTGAATTGATGGAACTTAATATGCAAACAAACGAAAATGAAGATGATGGAATGGGGGATTTCTTCGATGAAGATTGATTTAACTCAAACCCATGATGTTATCGGTACATATCATTCGCTAAATTATGAAGAAATTAGAGAAGAATATCAAGACCCTGCTACAAAATATGCTTTTGATGTCTTAGATGAAAAGTACACAACAGGATATTTAATGAAATTAGCATGTTTTAGGCATTTACAGGACTTAAAAAGGATAGGAAATGAAGATTTTCCTTTTAATTACGAAGTAAAACATGTAAAAAGGTTAATGAAGTTCTCTAAAATGGCCCCAAACGTTGATACTATGGAACCAACTAAATTAATGGAGTGGCAGAAGTTTATGTTGTCTCTATTAATAGGTTGGAGGAATAAAGAAGGTGGGAAACGTTTTAGCCGTGCAATTATATCTGTAGGACGTGGTCAAGGGAAAACTTATATGTTAGCCATATTAATGGCTTATTCATTTTTTGTAGAAAGTCGTGGTTTAAGTAACCAGGACTTTTTAGTTTCATCGATTAATGCTAAACAAACAGGTAAATTATATGGCTATTTAAAATCGATGATTAATGTTCTTAGAACAATTAATCCATGGAAAAATATAGCTGATAAAACTGACTTAAGCTTACAAGCTGACAAAATTATTATGAGGAATCATAATAATGTCATTCGTCCAATCTCTCATGAAGCTGGACAATATGATTCATATCACTTTACAACAGCTATCTTTGATGAAATAGGTGAAGTAAAAAGCCGTGAGAAGATTTCTAAGATTGTATCTGGGCAAGTTAAAGTTCCTAACCGTCAATTTGTTCAAATTTCAACAGCATATCCTGACCCTACAGTTCCCTTTCATGAAGATGAGAAGATGCTGCAACAAGCAATGGAACAAGACTTTTTAAGAGATGCTGATACTTATCTATGTTTAATTTGGAGTAATGATAGTTTAGATGAAACTTATAAGCCTGATACTTGGGTTAAATCAAACCCTTTATTAGATTTAGCTTCAGAACATGATAACCTCATGCAAGGACTGCTTGATAAGCGTGATAATGATGTACTTACTGGCGCTGTTCATGATTTTCAATGTAAGAATCTTAATATGTGGCTTTCATCAGATATAGACAGTTATTTAAACCTAGCAGATGTCGAAAAAGCAATTGTTCCTGAATTTAATATCTATGGTCAACGCTGCTATGTTGGTGTTGACTACTCTATGTCATCAGATAATACAGCAGTTGCTTTTGTTTACCCGTATGTAAGTGTAGAAGGACAACCGAAATGGCATGTTGAACAACATTCGTTTATTCCTTTTCAAGCTGCAGGCTCAATTGAAGCCAAAGAAAAGCAAGATGGCATTAACTATAGAGAGCTTGAAACTAAAGGATTTTGTACAATTACAAGCCATCAACAAGGATTAATCAACGATGATGAGGTTTATGAATGGATTGTAAACTATATTGAAGAAAACTCTCTTGATGTTTTGTTTTTTGGATATGATGCTATGGGCGTGACTAAAGTTATTCAAATGTTGCTTAATAATACTGGATTCAATTTACAACCTATTCGGCAGCGTACTGGAGAATTGAAAGACCCGACTAAATTTCTACAAAAAATATTTGTTGAAGGAACAATTAGCCGTCTGGATGACAAAATAATGGAAAAAGCATTATTAAATGCTGTTTTGCGCGAAGATTCAGTTGGGATTCAAGTAGATAAGCGAAAAGCTACACTTAAAATTGATGTTGTTGATGCAATTATAGATGCTCTATATCAAGGTATGAACCATTTTGAAGATTATGGAATGGCAAATGATAGAAGCTGGCAAGTTGAGCATATGACACCAGAACAGGTAAAAGAATGGGTTACTAGCCAAGAATCTGGCTTATTAGACCTTGATGACGAAATAGATGATGATTGGGGATTTGATGAAGATTTTTAAAAACTTATTTTCTTTAATTTGGAAAATATTTGATGTACTGATGTTTATTGCTTTTGCAGTAACCATAACAGTGACAATGTTTATGTGGAATAAAACAGCTGGTGGAGTTACTTTATCAGTTGTTTTTATTTTAGCAGGATTAATTTCCGAGTTTATAGAAAAGAAGGGAGGTGATTGATTTTGCCAATATTAAACTTTATCAACCAAACAAATGATCCGCCAGAAGTTGGTAGTGTTCAAAGCTATTTTCCAGATGCAAATGATGCTCAAATAATGGAAAGTTTGCTTGGTGATAATAATGAATGGGTTTCAGCTCGTGCAGCATTAAGAAATTCAGATTTATTTTCTATTATTTTGCAACTATCTAGTGATTTAGCAATAGTTAAAATCAATGCTGAAAAGAAAAAGAATCAAGGAATCATTGATAATCCAAGTACCAATGCTAACAAGCATGGATTTTGGCAATCAATGTTTGCACAGTTACTTTTAGGAGGGGAAGCATTCGCTTATCGTTGGAGAAATGCTAATGGTAGTGATATTAAATGGGAATATTTAAGACCCTCTCAAGTAAATACTTATTATTTTGAATACGAAAATGGGATGTACTATAACATCACTTTTGATGACCCTAAGATTGAGCCTATTTTACAAGCTCCTCAAAGCGATTTAATTCATATGAAATTACTATCAATTGATGGTGGTAAAACTGGTATTAGTCCACTTTATTCTTTGAGACGTGAATCTAAAATCCAAAGAGCATCAGATAGATTAACGATTAGTTCATTGAATAGTTCATTAAATGTTCCTGGCGTACTCACTGTTAAAGGTGGTGGACTTCTTAGTGATAAAGATAAAGCATCTCGATCTCGTTCGTTTATGAAACGTTCAAGAAGTGGTGGTCCTGTAGTTTTGGATGACCTTGAAGAATTTACAGCACTAGAAATTAAATCAAACGTAGCTCAATTGTTATCACAAACAGATTGGACTTCTAAACAATATGCCAAAGTATATGGGCTTCCAGATAGTTATATCGGTGGACAAGGCGACCAACAATCTTCAATCCAACAAATAAGCGGAATGTATGCAAGTGCATTAAACCGCTATTTAAGACCTGCTATCAGTGAATTGGAGTATAAATTGAGCGACCACATAAGCGTTAATATGAGACCTGCAATTGACCCTCTTGGAGATAATTACTTGTCTACTATTAGTACTGCTACAAGATGGGGCGCTGTGGCTGAAAATCAAGCTACATATATCTTGCAAGAAGCTGGATATATTCCTAAAGACTTACCAGAACCTGAAAATACAAATAAAAGAAGAACTGGCGAAAGTAATGAGCCAGTACCATAAGAAAGGAGGTGGTCATGGTGATTATTCTTAGAAAGGAGGTAAATGATGACAGTAATCGACATTGAAGGAGATGTAGTTGATAATAGCTACGGAATGATGTATGACTGGTTTGGCCTTGACTATACTAGTCCTTCAAAAGTAAAAACAGCACTTGCAAATGCTGATGACGAGGATATCACGGTAAATATCGCTTCAAATGGTGGAGATGTTTTTGCTGCTTCTCACATTTATACTGCACTTAAAAGTGCAAGGCAAAATGTTACAGTAAATATTCTTGGTTTAGCAGCATCTGCAGCTTCAGTAATTGCAATGGCTGGAGATACGGTAAATATCTCTCCTACAGCCCAATTGATGATTCATAAGGCTATGAGTGGTAGCCAAGGAAATGCTGACGACTTTGAGCAAGAAGCTAAAGTTTTAAATGGCGTTGACCAATCTATTGCTGCAGCTTATGAATTAAAAACTGGTATGAAACAATCTGACTTATTGCAGTTGATGTCTAATGAAACATGGATGACAGCTCAAGATGCAGTGGATAAAGGATTTGCAGACAATATTATGTTTGTAGATGCTAATAAACCAGTATTTTCAAACTCAATCGGCAATATTCCAACTGCTGATAAACTTAATGAATTTATGAATTTCATGAATTTCAAAAATCGGAATAACCCTCCGAAAGAAGAACCAATTATAGAAAACAAACAAGCCGATTTACGTTCTCGTAAGTTGGCTATTTTATTAGAAAAATAAAGGAGACTCAAATGGGAGTTAAATTAACAGTAAATCAATTGAACGAAGCATGGATTGCTTCAGGAGATAAAGTCACAGACTTTAATGACCAAATCAACATGGCTCTTAACGATGATAATTTTTCAGCAGAAGCTATGTCAGAATTAAAAAATAAACGTGATAATGAAAAAGTTCGCCGTGACGCATTGAGAGAACAACTTGTTGAAGCTCAAGCTGAGCAAGTGGTTAATATGCGTGAAGAAGATAAAGCGCCACTTACTAAAAAAGAAAATAATCTTAAAGACCAGTTTGTTTCAGATTTCGTAAATATGGTTCGCAATCCTATGGCATTTCTCAATACTGTTTCATCTAATGATACAAATGGAGATAACGGAAATGATAGTGCTGCTGGACTTACTATCCCACAAGATATTCGTACAGCTATCAATACTTTGGTTCGCCAATATGATTCATTGCAACAATATGTACGTGTTGAGAATGTGACAACTCTTAGCGGTAGTCGTGTATATGAAAAATGGACTGATGTTACTCCGTTGACAGTAATGGATACAGAAGATGGAGAAATTCCTGATCTTGATAATCCACGTTTGACAATTATTAAATACTTGATTAAACGTTATGCCGGAATCATCACTGCAACTAATACATTGCTTAAAGATACAGCTGAAAATATCCTTGCATGGTTATCAAGCTGGATTGCTAAAAAAGTCGTTGTAACTCGTAACCAAGCGATTATTTCGGTAATGCAAGCAGTACCTAAAAAACCAACAATCGCTAATTTTGATGATGTTATTACTATGATTAATACATCTGTTGATCCTGCGATTATTGCTACTTCAAGTCTTTTGACTAACCAGTCAGGGTTGAATAAACTTGCTTTGGTTAAAACTGCAGAGGGTAAATATTTACTTGAATCAGACCCAACTAAACCTAATTCATATCTAGTTAAAGGTAAACGAGTTATTGTTGTTGCAGATCGCTGGCTTCCAAATGGTGGAACAACAAATGCTCCAGTTTATCCACTTTATTATGGAGATATGTCACAAGCTATTACTTTGTTTGACCGTGAAAATATGTCATTACTTCCAACAAATATTGGTGCTGGTGCCTTTGAAACGGATACGACTAAAATTCGTGTAATCGATCGCTTCGATGTTAAAGCCACTGACTTAGAAGCTTTAGTTGCTGGTTCATTTACTGCAATTGCGGACCAAGAAGGTAACTTCAAAACTACAGCACCAGCCGCAGGTTAATCAGGAGGGATTTAAATGAGCGTAACTGTTGATGACTTACTAGATCAGTTGTCAGAAGATGATGATCGCAAACCACAACTTCAAATTTATTTTGATACAGCAACAGCATATGTGAAAAATGCAGTGAGTTCTGATACAGTTGATGCTCCATTTTTCAGTGTAGAAAATGTTTCTCCGATTTATGATGTAGCTGTTCTTAGTTACTCGATGGATTTGTGGATTAATCGTTCTACAACTATGCCACCTACTACGGCAGTAGATCACATGGTTGGACAGTTGAGAGGTCTTTATTCTTCGTGGAAGGAGGCACAGGATGGTCAAAACTTACAAACCGAATGATTTTAACAGAAAATGTCAGATTGGAGTTACTAAAACAGTAACGGTTCCAAGTGGAGGTAAGATTGAAAAAATTGACCCAGCAACGGTTTTAAATGTTCGATTTGCGGCTAAAATGAGATCACTTGCGCTTCAGTTTCAGGTAATCGGAACGACTACAGCCGATACATTTGATATTGCAATCAGACACAATAAGCTGGTTACAAAGAAAATGTGTGTTCAAATAGATGATGTTCTTTACAACATTATTAATATTTCTTCAGATGAATCTGCAAAGCTTATTAAATTTGATATTTTGACTCTTCAAGCGAAGAAGAAAGGAGCTTAATATGGCTACTTTTGAGGAAGCAATGCAACTAATTATTAATCAAGCAGAATCATTAAGCACAAAGATGACTGTAGAAGATAAAGCCGAAGTTACAAAGGCGGGTGCTAAAGTTTTTGAGCAAGCATTGGCTTATGAAGTTAGAAATAGGCACTATCGCCATCGTGATACTGGAGAAGACCCACATTTAGCGGATAGTATTGTTATGAAAAATAAGAATATTGACGGTGTTAAAGATGGGCAAAGTGTTGTAGGATGGGAAAGAAGCACGGAAAAAGGTACTCATACAAAAGGTTATATCGCTAATATTATTAATAACGGTAGTCGTTTTCCTCAGTTCACAACACGTTCTGGAAGAAAATATAAAAAACCTGGTGAAGTTGCAGTTCATGCAGATCATTTTATTGAGGAAACAAGAAACAACCCTGTTGTAAAACAAGGAATATTAAAAGCAGAAGCCGAGGCAATGCGTAAAATTATTAATAGGAAAAAGAAGGAGAGTAACTTATGAAAAGACCAGTTGAAATTGTTCAAGACATAATTGCAGCTAGTGGCTTTCCATACAGCGAAATCTTTCTTGATTCTATTCCTAGTGAAAAATTAGATTCTAGTAATGAAACGCAAGTTTTACTGACAGAATCTGATAATGGACCAAGTGATTATGGTAATTCAGAATTTGTTTCACTTTTATATGGTGTTTATATTCAAATCTTTTACTCGAACGCTGAAGATTCGGATATAAATGTCGTTCAAAGCGAAATTAATCTGATGAAATCATTTATAAACAATGATTGGCTTATTGCACAATCAAAAAGTCACTATATTGACCCCGACACAGGTCAAATTATTAAAAATTTAACGGTGCAACGCATCATGACGTTAAGCGAGATAGCAAATAGCTAACTCGTTTTTTATTTAAGAAAGGAAATTAAAATGGCAACAAAAGGTTTGAAAATGGTAACTCTCGCTCTTTTAGATGATACTGGAGCGATTGTAAAAGGAACTGGCGGTTTATCAACTGATGGTACTTTCCCAATTACTGATGAAATGTTAGGTACAAAGACTGCAAATATCACCAATGTATCAAGCGCTCCAACAATGATTTATGGCAATGATGGTCAAGTAGATGCAGATATTGCAAAAGGTACTCCTTCGGTAGCATTCGACTTCAATGGTTTGCCTTTTGATATCAAACAAAAACTCCTTGGACGAGTTAATGATACTAAAGGTGGATATACTCAAGGGACTGTTCCTAAAGTTGCGGCTTTGATTCAAACGACAACAATTGGTTCAGCCTCTCCTCAATATATTGGCTTTGCTGCAGGTAAAATGAATGAAACCGCATTGAACTTGCAAACAAATACCAATGCGGTTGTACGTGTGGATGATGCATTGACATTTACTGCATTCTCTGTAAGCCGTTGGGATGGAGAAGCTATCAAATTCTATGATGGTGGAGATGCTAAATTTACTGAAGCTGCAATGTTAGCAGATGTATTTAACGGTTATACTGCTCCTTCAAGTGGCGGTTCAGGTTCAGGAACTGGCGGACAATAATAATTTAAAGGCGGAGCAATCCGCTTTTTATATGGGATAGATAGAAAGGTCTATTATATTAGGTTCGATACCTGACTATTCCTTTACCAAAAGTAAAATAGAGGAGATATACAATGAAATTATCATTACCAGAAATTCGAGAAGAATCATTTGAAGTTAAAACTTCAATTAAGAACATTAAAAAAATGCATGCTTATCAGTTAGGATTAGCAGAACATCAAGAGAAGCTCGCTTCAGCTCAGGATGGAACGCTAGACGAACTAACGAAAGCAATTACCATTGATGATCAGTTTGTTATTAATTCTGCTGAAAAATTTATTTCTGAAGTCCTAGGCCTAAATAAAAAAGAAATAGATAAGTTTGAAGAAGAAATTGAACGCGACCAACTTATGAAGCTTCAATCAAAACTCGTTCTTTTACTTCAAGGCTATGATGACGAACAAATCGATACTATGTTTACTGAGGAGGTTGACTCTGCCGAAAAAAAAGTTCAAGCATTGAAGAACGAAAAGTCTACCACCACAACCAATTAATAGATTTACAACTATTTGAAAAAAATATTATCGAAAATTGGCACTGGACATTAGAGCAAGTAGATAATCATGATTATTATGACTTAATTGATGTATTTAAAGCTAATGAAGATAATAAGATGGCTTCATTTGATGATTTGAAGAAAATGTTTGGACAATAATATTCATGTCAATACCTAATATTTAGGTGTTTTTTTATACTCAAAAATTAGAAAGGAGTAAAAATGGCAGATATAATGGTTGATTCAGTCACCACAGGATTTGATATAAATACATTCAAAGGTGTCGAAAGCATTAACCGTCTCAAAACCGCTGTACGTGATTCTACAAGAGAATGGCAAACTTATGAAGCGCAAGCTAAATCAGCAAATGATAATATCGGTGCTTCAAAAATTAGATTTGAAGGGCTGAGTGAAGCAGTATCAAAGCAGAAAACATATGTTGAGTCATTGACGAATAGTATGAGTTCTCTTAACAGAGATACTGAAGTAGGTGAGCGAGCATATCAAAAATATAATTCTCGTTTGGTGCAAGCAGAACGTTCTCTTGCCTCAATGACAGGGCAATTAAACCGTGCAAAATCAGCTTATGAGTATCAACAAACAGGTATTGAAGATTTAAATAAATCTCTCAGTGCTAATGATAAACTCATGCAGTCTCAAATTGATTTATATGAGAAGACTCGTAATAAAATGGGAGCTGCCAAAGCTGAAGTTTCTGGTCTATCTACTTCATACGCAAAGCAAACTGAAATTTATAGAGCCCAAGTAACTGAGCTTAAACGATTAGAATCTGCTGAGGGTACAAGTTCAGAAACACTTGTTAAGCAAAAAACAAGGGTAAATGAAGCTGCTTCGTCATTATTAAACTATAGAAATAAACTCTTGGAAGCTAACTTGGCAGTTACAAAGATGCAACCATTTAATTCTGAGTCTCTCATTGGTAAAGGTTTAAATACTGTTTATCAAACAACTGAGAAAGCTACCGATGTAATGGCAGCAGGATATCAGAAAGTAAAAAGTGCAGCTTATCAAAGTGCTTTTGGGATTGCTGCAATTGGTGCAGCTGCAGTCAAAGGCGCACAAATGGCCTCTGAACTTCAAAACCAATATAAAACAACTTTCAACTTATTAGTAACTGGTGGTGAACAAGCTAAAGAAGCTCAAGAAAATGTCAATAAAATGCAAGAACAGGGTTCTGAACTTTCTGTTAAGTATGGTAAAACTCAAAAAGAAATAGCAGATGGATATCAAGAACTTGTAAAACGAGGATATACGAGCGCTCAAGCTCTAGGTGCTTTGCCTACAATGTTGCAAGCTTCGGTAGCTTCTGGTGATGATTTTACTGATGTTGTACATAACTCAACAGCAGCGCTTGAAAGTTTTGGTAAACGAGCTGATGATGTTACTGGAATGACAAAAAATACAAAAGAAGTTGTTAACCAGATGGCCTATGCAGCAGATATGACAGCAACTGATTTCCAAAGCATGGGTGTAGCAATGGAATATGTAGGGGCATCGGCTCATCAAAGCAAATTAAGCTTGTCAGAAACAGCCTCTGCAATTGGTATTCTTTCTAATAATGGTCTTGAAGCTGATAAAGCAGGTACTGGACTTAGAAAAGTTATTGTTTCGCTACAATCTCCTAGTGATGCAGCAGCAGCAGCCTTAACTAAAATTGGTTTAAGCACAAAAGATTTTGTAGACCAAAACGGAAATATGAAGTCAATGACGGAAATTTTCGGATTGTTAAACCAACATACAGAAAAACTAAGTTCATTTGAACAAGGTCAAATTTTCCATTCTTTATTCGGAACTACTGGTCAACAAGCTGGTGCAATTCTTTCTGAAAACGTTAAGCAGTTAGGTGAACTCGATGACAAGGTAAAAAAATCAGCTGATGGTCAAGGGTATGTTGTTAATCTTGCAAATAAGAATATGCAATCTACTCAAAATGAATTAAAACAATTTAAAGCAGCCGGAGAGGCTGTTTTAATTATGATTGGACAAAGGTTTTTGCCAGTTCTATCTGATGCAGCCACTTCAATGGCTAAGGCATTTAATTCTAAAGAGGGTAAACAAGGACTTGAAGAAATTGCTGGTTGGATTGCTAAGATTTTCCAAGGTATTGTCGATACTGTAAAATTCATTGGTACTCATAAAGATGAAGTAGTAACCTTTGGTAAAATCTTTGCTGGAATTTGGGCTACTAAGAAAATCGGAGATGTTATTGTATGGCTTGAAAAATTGAAAAAATCTTTACTTGAAATTCAAGCTATTGATGCATTATCAGGAGGTTTAGGAACAGGAGGCATTAAATCTTCTGTAGGCAAAGGTGTTGTATCTGAAGCTGGAACAGTTGCTTCAACAGTAACAAAAGGTGGCGTAGCTGCTGAAGGCGAAGCGCTTGTTGCATCTGGTGGTTTATCAAAAGCTACTTCCTTAATTCCAAGATTATTAGGAATTATTGGCTCTGTTGGCGGAAGTACAGTCTTGTCTGGCGGAATAAATGCAGGAGCTGAATTACTCAGTAAAGATAGTACAGCTCAAAAGACTGGGGGGGTTGCTGGCTCACTCGGTGGAGCAGCGGCAGGAGCAGCTATTGGTTCTCTTATCGCTCCTGGTATTGGTACAGCAATTGGTGCAGCAATTGGAGGAATGGGTGGTAAAAACTTAGGTAAAAAACTTGGAGATTTGATTAATGATGGATTAAAAGAATCTTCATTAAAAAGCGAAAAGCTACCAGTTATTAAGTTCGACCCTAAAGCACCAACTAAAGATATGAAAGAGTTCTCTAAGGACTATCAAGGATTCTTGGATAAAATCAAAAAATCAGCAACTATTGATATTGTAGATGAGAAATCACTTGAAAAAGCTAAGAAAGCAACTGCTGATGCTTATGCAAAGATGTCCAAAGATATTGATAAGTTTTATCAGAATCAAGAAAAAGATTCTAAAAAGCAAGTTGATATTCTAGTTAAAAATGGTGTGTTGAGTCAAGCTCAGGCTGATAAGTTAAATAAAGGCCAAAAAGATTCAGATGATAAGCAGAAAGCAGCTCAGAAGAAGAATCTTGATGAAATGAAGAAGAATACTGACAACTACTACGCTAGTGTTTCTAAAGAGCAAAAAAGAGCTAATGATGCTAATACAAGATTAACTAAAGATCATGATGCTGAAATTAAAAAAATTAAATCAGGAAGTACCGATGCTCTTTTAGCATTGGAAAAGAAATACGGCAAAAATTCTCCTCAATATCAAAAAGAGATGATGGCTGAAATTTTAAGAGCAACAAATTCTTTTGATGATAAACAAGAGAAAAATAAAAAAGAGCATAGTAACAATATGAATAAGATTGAAAAAGACTATGCTAAGTCTCAAACTAAAGCTGAAGAGCAGATGAATAATCAAATCAATACTGCTACTAAAATTGCTCAAAATAAACAGCTTGATTTACTTGATGATTTAAAAAATAAAAAAGGAAAATTAAATCAAAAACAATTAATTGACACGCTTGAAAAGGCTGATGATGAATATAAAGGTGTTAAGGATAAGGCTCAAAAGCAAAAAGATGAAGCTGTTAAAGCAGCTAATGAAAAATACAAGAAGACAGTAGCAGCAGCGGACAAAGAACGTGCAGAAAACGGCTCAATGTCTAAGGCACAATATGATGAAATTGTTAAAAATGCTCAAAAGCAAAGAGATGATACAATTTCAGCAGCTAAAAAGCAACAAACAGAAGTTACTGATAAAGCACAAAAGACTCACGATAAAACAGTTGAATTAGCTAATGATAAGGCTGACAAAAATGTTAAAGCTGCAGCTAAAGAACAAGGAGAGACTGTTGAACAGTATACAAAAGGATTTAGAGACTCTAGAAGTTTAATCAATTCATTCATTGATGGAATTAACGGAGTTCTTAACTTCTTACATAAAGGATGGGGGAATATTGGCCATGTAAGCCTCAAAGGTTTTGCGACAGGTACTCGTGGATTAGCTCAAGACGAAACAGCTTTAGTTGGTGAAGAAGGATTTGAGCTTGCTCACCATCAAAGCCGTGGTATTTTTGCGGTTGGCCAACAAGGCCCTGAAATTCGTAATCTGAAAGCTGGAACTTCAATTCTTCCTCACTCAATGTCGAAAGAGTTTCTTTCATTAACAGCAAATTTACCAGCTCATGCTGATGGTGTATCTGGTTTCTTGTCAGATGCGCTTGGATGGGTTAAATCAACCTATAAAGATGTCACAAGTGTTATTTCGAAAGGTCCCAAAGGCGTCGTAGATGCTATTTATAATGGCTTGGGATTAGATAACTTAGAAAATGACTTTCCGCCAGTTGTTACTAGGATGGCAAAAGGTTCTGCTCAAACAGCACAAGATAATTTTATAAAATTTTTAAAATCATTCTTCAAAAAAGCTGAATCTGATGCAGGAGGTTCACAAGGCTCGCCATCTGGTTCTGGTGTTCAACGTTGGGCTGGACAAGTTAAACAGGCGCTTGCAGCTAACGGATTGAGCACTAGCCAAGACATGATTGACCGTGTTCTTCGTCAAATCGCAACAGAATCAAGCGGTAATGAAAAAGCTGTCCAAGGAAACATCGGAGATATTAACAACATCACTGGTGACCTTGCTAAAGGGCTGATGCAAACAATCTCCTCAACTTTCAACGCTAATAAATTCCCTGGTCACGGTGATATTTTTAATGGTTACGATAACTTATTGGCTGCTCTTAATTATGCTAAAAGCCGTTATGGTTCAAGTCTGTCATTCCTTGGAAATGGCCATGGCTATGAAAATGGTGGAATCATAAATGCTCATGGATTCTATGAAATTGCTGAAGGAAATCGCCCAGAGATGGTTATCCCCCTTGATCCACAGAAGAAATCAAGAGCTGCACAACTATTGAATCAAGCAAGCCAAGTTGTCAATAAAAATAACGGTTATAACAGTTTAGAATCACTTTCTACATTCGCCCCTATAGTATCACTTTTAACACAATTAAATGATTCTGTGGAAGATATTAAGAAAAACCCTATACTGGCTTATGCGATGATAGACGGAAGAATGGCTACAAATCTATTAGCAAAAGATATGAATATTGCACTTAAAAATGAAGAAAATAAAAACAATTGGATTTGGGGGAAAAATAATTAATGACTTTTTCAATAAATTTTAATGGTTATGATATCTCTGCTCTAATTAGTGGATTTACAGCCATTGATAGGAACATTGGTTCCTCATGGAACAATATATTGTCAGATTCTGTTTCTAGATATGGGCAGACCTTTTTAAGAAATAGTCTTTCCGCAAAAACGATAAATATATCCTTTATAAAAAGCGGAGTCCCAGGCGACTGGGTTGAAATAAGAGAACAATTAGCAAAGGTGTTGGATACGAATGAACCAGCACCTTTGATTTTTAGTGATGAACCCAATAAAGTTTGGTATGCATTGCCAGACGGAGCGCAAACTCTTTCTGAAAACATTACAAGTCTACTAGCTACAGGCACTCTCACGTTCTTAGTTCCAAGCGGCTACGCAGAATCAGTTGATACTAAAGTATTAAACAATGAGAATTCAGGTGGTGAAAATGGAACCATCATAAATAATGCTGATAACACAGTTTCGGTATTGATTAATAACAATGGAACCTTGCCTATCTATCCCACAATTAAAGTTACCCCAACATCTGAAACAGGCTATTTAGCCTTTGTTGGTCAGAATGGAATCCTTGAAATTGGTAATCCAGATGAAGCAGATACAACTACAGCTAAAAGTCAAAAGCTAGTCTGTGATTTTAAAACTAAGTCTGATTTTGAAACTAACTTTGTTCCAGATACAAGCTGGACGACTTCATGGCCAACAAATCTTGAGGGAATGCCTTTAAATAGTACCATTGCTTGGAAAGACGATGGAATTCGAATTGGAGCAATGGCACAATCTTCGCTTTGGAACGCAGGAGTTTTAAGATATGAAGTACCTAAAGATGATTTGGGTAATTATGTTAAAGATTGGCATGCTAATTTCAATACACTATATATTCAGAAAAATCTTGAGCAATGCGGCCGATTTCAAATCCATTTTGCGGATGAAAACAAACAGCCTCTTGCTTGCTTTGAAATCTATAAAGGAGGTGTTGGTGAAAATGCAAGTTTGAACTTTTGGCTGATTGGTGGAGATAAAAAATTAAAACATTTCAAAAACCATACATTCTCAGCGACTACTGGAAAACCAGATAAAAACGGTGCTCCACTTTTTGCTGCAAGTCATGGCGGACAGGCGATTGTCAAACAAGGAAACAAGATTTCTTTTTACTGGCGAGCGATGGCTGAAACTTATCTCATGGATGATGTGCCAGCATCTACCAAACTTGCTTATGTTTATGTCGTGATCGGGAAAAGACGATATTATCAAATGGTCGCAGATACAAGTCTTAGATCATTTAAACTCATGAATCTAAACAATGAGTACACTGTGGATATTCTTAATAAGTACCAACCAGAAGATGAAATAAAGGTTGATATGGAAAAATCAAAAATCACAGTTAATGACTTAGGGGCGAACTCAGACTATATCACGGGTTCAGAATTCTTTTCAATTCCTCCAGGAGCAAGTCAAAGGCTAGATATTGTGTATTCAAATTTCACAACAAGCCCACCTAAAGTTGAAATCGAGTGGAAGGAGCGAATCTTATAATGTTAATCTCAATTCATGACCACACTTTAAAACGAGTTGGTTTTCTCAGTAATGATGATTCAGAAACACCCGATTTTAAAGATGATAATTTTCATCGCTACTTAGCACAGGGCACATCAACCTTTGATTTCACTGTAAACAAAATTAAAAATGGAGTAGTCCAAGATTATGTTCAATTGTTAAATGAACGAGCTTATTTCAGCTTTCAGTATGAGGGTGAGGATTTCCTTTTTGATTCTGTCATTGTTGAAGAAGATGATGACAAAATTACTTTCAACTGTCTAACTCTTAATCTTGAAATGAGAAATGAAGAAGTTAAGGCTTTAAAAAATACTGCCAGTCATAACATTCAATGGTACTTTGACCAACTAGGCCTAATCAATTTCGCTAAAATCTCACTTGGCATTAATCAGGTTGAAAATGATACCAGGGTCATTAATTATGATTCAGAAGATACTAAACTTGCTCGTTTAATTTCAGTCATTCAAAACTTTGATGCCGAGTTTGAGTTTGTCACAAAACTAAAAAGAGATGGAACGCTTGATAATATCACACTCAATATTTACAAGAAAAATGATGGTGGCGATATTCAAGGAGTTGGTCAAAATAGGAATGATGTGCTTTTATCCTTTGGCGAAAATGTAACGGGGGTTAATCGAAAAGTTGAAAAGTCTCAGATATTTAATTCACTTTATGTCACTGGGAAAGATGGGCTAAGTTGGAAAGACTCTTCCTGGTCAGTTACGAATTCAGAAGGGCAAGAAGAATTCTATAAAAGAGCTGGTGAAAGTTACGCTAAAGCCCCACTGTCTGCTCAAATGTTCCCCTCACAGCTTCAATCTTCGAGCGGTGACATATTTACCAATAAAAATGTAGCAACCGAATATACTACAGTCAATGCAATGTGGGGCTATGCTTTAAGTCAGTTGAAACAATATGCTTATCCATTAGTGACTTATGAAGTGACAGCCACAAGTAACTTGACTGTTTCAAGTACTGGAGATGGTATGCCTTTGCATATCGGAGATACAGTAAGAATTCAAGATAAGAATTTCATTGATTCTGACGGGAATGTTGGCTTGTTTTTGTCAGCTCGTGTGAGTGAATTAGAAATAAGTTTCACTAACCCTACAAGTAACAAAATTACGTTTTCGAATTATATCAAGCTTAAAAGTGAAGTGTCTGATGATCTAACTGCTAGAATGCAAGAAATTATCAATGCTAATACTCCTTACCGTCCTGACATCACTTCTACCAATGGCTTGCAATTTAAAAATGGAACGGGAACGACTACATTAGGCGCACATATCTATTTCGGTTCAGATGATAAAGAAACGACTGCGGATAGCTACGAATGGTCGAAAGACGGAACGGTTGTTGCGAACGCTCAGACTATCACAGTTGATGCCAGCGGAGTTGCGGATAAGGCAATTTATAGTTTTAAAGCAACAATTGCGGGTAAAGTAGTTGCTAGTCAGTCGGTCACTATCACTAATGTGGATGATGGAACTAGCCCGATTAATCTAGTTATTGATTCATCTAATGGCTATCAATTTAAAAATAATATCATTAATACAACTTTCACTGCGATACTTTATCAAAATAATAAAGAAATTGATGGTGATGGTACAAAATTTGCTTATATATGGTCTAAAACTAACGCTGATGGAACAGTAGATACCGCTTGGAATCTTGCTCATCAAACAAGTCATAAATCAATTACAATCACAAATAGTGATGTTTGGCAGAGAGCTACATTTGATTGCACTGCTGAACCACTTAATTAATAGGAGGAACAAAATATGTCAATTGTCTCAAGTGGACAAATCACAATCACCGATTTATCAGATGGGATGCAACTCAACGCTTTCATCACAGCAAGTGGGGTGACTACTCAAACTTATGATGCAACAGCTCAAACATGGTCACCAAGTTATGCGACTACTCCACAAGTTTTAACGCTCAACCTTACTAAAGCAGGGAGTACAACTTCTGTTATTAGTGGGATTTCAGGAACTATTACTTGGACACGATCAGATGGAACAACTACTACTACCATCAGTTCTACCACTAATACTGATACTCAATATATGAGCGGAACTTCAAATAGTGTGTTGACAACAAAAGTCAATATTCCAATTGCTAACTCAGCATCACGATTCACTGCTTCTGGATTATGGGTTGACCCTAATACAGGTTTAAACGTTCCGTTCTCAGCTGTTTTAGATTTAACTGTTGTACAACTTGCTAAATCAGCTGTTCTTGCGAATGTTTATGCTGGAAATGGTGGAGCATTCTACAATTCTATGCCTGCAAGCTTAACAGTTAACGCTGATTTGTATAAAGGAGGGCAACTTTCTGCAGGAAACAAGCAAATATTCTTCGGTTATGCAGATAGTACTGTAACTACAACTGGCTCAACTGGCTATAACTCAAATCTTGGATTAGGCTGGCATTTATGTACTTCATCTACAACTGGGCAAACACCAAATGTAACTGCTGGTACAAATACAACTTCTCAAGGGATACTAACAGTTCTACCAACGGCTGTTACGAACTCACAAACTTATAAAGCAGTAATCATTGACCAAGCAGGCGGTACAGCAGGAACTGCAGTTAGTGGTATATGTACTCTTCTTGATTATACAGACCCATTAACTTGTACGATTGATAGTACAGCAGGTAGCATTTTTAAAAACGGTTCTGGTACAACAACACTTACTTGCCGAGTATTTCAATCTGGTGCTGAAATTGATACAGCTGGAACAACCTATACTTATAAATGGTCTCAACGTAACCAAAATGGTGTATTAAATGCTAATTTTGGTGGTACAGGTAATCAATATAAAACTGGTAAAACAATTAGTGTTGCGGCGACTGATATCAGTGTCAAAGCTCAATATACATGCGAGGTGAATCAATAATGAAAAGTACATTTTATGCCAATATTGAACTTGGGGGAGAAATCACACAAGTTAGCTTTGAAGCAACAAGTGCAAGTGATGTGATTGAACAAATCTGGCGGACTTATGGTATCTCCACTCCAATTATTGAAATTTGGGCGGAGGTGACTGATGACGATAGTAACAAGGAATAGTCTTACATTAAGTAACGTTAATGATGGAACAATAACGCACACCGCTTATGCTTATAGTGCTGATGGCAAAGATAGGTTTACGAATGTTTACCCGAATCTGAATCTTTTGACTGGAACCAAAAATTTCTCAAATATTCACCTAAATCAAGACATAGGTTTTTCACTCAACGAAATGTTATCTGATCCAGTAACTCAAAATAATGTACTACATGTAAAGACAACAGGTTATATTAATAGTGGTGCGTATCTATCCTTAAGTAACCATAATATAACAAGTAACACTATTAATATTGGGACTACAATAACTGTATCAATGAAAGCTAAAGGAACAGGAAATTTTAATTGGGGTCTTGAAACGAGTAATGAACAAAATATAACCTTAACAGGTGATTATGTAACATATAGTTTTACGACTACTTTAAAAAGCTATAATGGTGCATTTGTATTTTATTCAGCTAATACAGTTGGTGGAGAGTTTTGGACAAAAGATTGGAAAGTAGAATTAAATTCAGTTGTAACTCCTTGGATGCCCTCAGCTAGTGAAGTCACAACCGCTGACTGGCCAAGCTACATCGGTCAGTATTCAGATTTCACAGCTACAGCATCCACAGACCCTGCTAAATATGCGCCTTGGACTATATTTAAGGGAATTGACGGAAATAATGGAAGAGGAATTGTAAGCAGTGAGCAGAAATATCAAGTTACAACTACGCCAGCTAAACCAGTAGACCCTTGGGAAAATAGTGTGTGGAAAACAACACAGCCCACAACAACGGCTACCAATAAATATCTATGGTCTATCACTCGAACAACTTTCAATTTAGCACCTTTAACGCAAGATGTTATTGAACAAAAAGCAGTTTATGGTGATAAAGGGACTGATGGTGACCCTGGTAAAGTTGTTTCTGATACTGAACCAAGTACTCGATTCAAAGGGTTAACTTGGAAGTATTCAGGAACTGTAGATCTTACCGCAAGTGATGGAACAGTTATCAAGCCTAATACGGAGTATTACTACAACGGCACTCACTGGATGATTAACTTTCTAAGTGCAAATAACATTGATGCTAATTCTATCACTGCAGAAAAAATCAATGGTACAGATTTAGAAGTGAAAAATGGGAAGTTCACAGATGGAGTTATTGAAACGAGTTGGCAAAACGGAACCATTGCTGGGAGCACGAATATTCAAAATGACCATTTAATAATTACCCGAACTGACTCATCTGCTAATACAACAAATTCTATTGGTTTGGATAGCACCCAGGGGCTTATCATGGTTTACACGGATAATTCTACAGGACGAACAATATCAGTCGGTACGAATTTTCAAGGCATGTTCTTAACAGACAGCACAGGGATTTCTGCGAGTATCTCACCAGCCGGTGTCAAGTTGTCCTCCGATGTAAACTGGACTCAAATCGGAAATATCGGCGGACGTAGAGCTGAGTGGAAACGTGAAAACAATCGAGTTACGATGAATATCCACGGTGGTAACGGTGATGGGTTCCCTGTCGTCACGAGCGGCGGAACGCTTTTGGGAATACTTCCAACAAACGCTAGACCCCCAAGCGATATTTCCATGCCTGCTACTGCTCAGGGAGCTGGTGCAACCGCTCAAATTTCCATTAATTCCACGGGAGAAGTGAGGTGTTATCGCTGGGGTGGAGATTCTGTTTATTTTGGTGCTTATATTTCGTACTATGTTGAATAAAGGAGAAACAATGAAAATACTAAAATCAAACATCTTGCAGTATGTAGGAGAGACTGGAACAG